TCCACGACTGAGGCCTACGTACAGCAGCATCCAAATATCTCGAGTCTGATGATTCGCCGGCCCATCATTTGCGGTAGGGGTGCGCTGATCGAAGGCGATTTCGCAGGAATGGCGGCTGACGATGTGGCGCCGGCGGACTCCATTGTGACATTGGTCGATGGCGTGGCAATGGTAACTCGTGAGCCGATCGATCGCCTGCAGCAAATCATCGCCCAGTCCTGGTACTGGATTGGCGGGTTCTGCGCCCCATCCGACACAACCACGAATCCGGGGACCGTTGGGACAGCTACCAACGCGACCTACAAGCGGGCGGTAATGGTCGAGCACGTCGGTTAGCGAAAGAAGGTAGAGGCGCATGCCCGCCGGATCCTCTCAACCGTTCCGAGCAGCCGGAACGGTCTCGTTATCGGCAACCACCACCCCGGCGAGCATTGCGCTCGCCGGCGGTGGGGACAGCGTGCTGATTACGAACGCCGCCTCCTCTATCGCCTTTGTCCGCTTCGGAGCAGATGCTACCGTGAGTGCGAACACGGGTGACATGCCCGTTTTGCCCGGTTCCCAGATTTTGATCGGGGTGAACTCATTGATTCAGAACGCCGCGGCGGTGCTGGCCAGCGGCACGGGGAGCGTTTACTTCACCCGTGGCGATGGATCCAACGTCTGATGGCTTTTCCCGATGCCGAAAAGACCGCAGTTCGTCGCTTTTGTGGCTACCCAGCGTATGGCGCGGGAGCCGCGGGGTTTGAGGGCTGGCGATTCTACCAAGCCTATGGAGTGCTGGAGTACCGGCTCTGCAACCTGTCCCCTGCAGAAGAAGCGGTTGTGCGGCGCTATCTCGGCACTCTGGCCTCACTGGAGGTCGCTATTCCGAATGCCGCCGCCAATCTTGATACGGACCAAGCCGCCGTGTGGTCACGTAATGCTAATGAAATTCGCGACCGCACTCGGCTATTTGATGACTGGCGCCGAAGGCTGTGCAGTTTTCTCGGCGTCCCTCCGGGAGCAGGGCTGAGGGATACCGGACTTACCCTGGTCGTCTAAAGCATGGATAAGCTGCAGGACCGAATCAGCCGCGGCCTTGGCGCCGCGGCACGAGTGATGGGAGCGCGAACGGATGCTTACCGTGCATCCGGTGTCGATGATCCTCTCGCACCGCCAAACCGCTTTTTGCGCTTAAACGCTACTTTCAGCGCCGCTGACGCGAAGTTTGCGCGTCCGAGTGGGTACGGAACAGCCTTATGGCAGGGCATCTTTGATTCTGCTTATACGCGCGCTGGTGATTACCTAATTCAGGAGACCGGCACCTGGTTTATTGCTTCACAAGAGCGACTACTGCCCATCCTTTGCGTTCGGGTCAATCGGGTGGTTTCGCTCGCCCGTGCCGCAGCTCCCCCCTCTAACGGAGTGAATGCGTATGGCGGAGTTACGCTTGCCACCGCCACTCCGCTATTGACGAACTGGCCGGCCAGCGTTCTTGGGGTCGGCGGGAGCGGCCGCTCGGCAGCCGGGTTGCCCAGCGACAGCGTCGTCCCTTTCTGGACCGTTTTGCTACCAGCTTTTCCGGGTGTGCTGCTTCGTCCAGCAGATATACTGACGGACGACATCGGGCGTACTGCGTCCGTCTCTGCCGCCGAGCTCACGGATCTCGGCTGGCGCCTTACTGTCAAGCAGGCGACTACCTGAATGGCCGATCAGTCGGATGTCGAGACAGCATTGGCTTCTTTGATCTCGACCGCGCTCTATCCAAATGGCGTCGATGCAACGAGCGTGCCTGGCTCCCCATGCCGAATTTATCGCGGTTGGCCTAATCCTGCAGCGCTTGACGCAGATCTGGCTGCGGGCCGAATCAACGTCACTGTGTTCCCGGCAGATTCCGGCACCCGGAATACTACACGGTACCCGCTCGAGTGGAACATAGTAACCTCGAATGCACCTAAGCTCACCGTCAGTGTGTCTGGTCTATCCGCGACTTTCGGGGGCAGCGCGGATGCGGGACAGCTCGCCGGGCTGTTGGTGGACGGGCGTACTTACGTCTATCGCACACAGCCGGGTGACTCTCCCGAGTTGGTCGCCGCCAATCTCGCGACACTCGCGCGCGCCGACCAGATAGTTCAGCTGAAGAACGCAACATTGTGGGTTCCTGGTGCGGGCCATTTTCTCGCACGGACCGTCTCAGATGCTAATGCACTAATGGAGATTCGACGCCAGGTTCAGAATTTTCGTATCACTTGCTGGTGTCCAGACCCGGCAACCCGCGACGCTGCCGCCAGCGCAATCGACTCTGCGATGGCGGCCTTGTCCTTCATCGCGCTGCCCGATGCTACACAAGGCCGCCTCGTTTTTGCAGGCAGCGCTGTCTTTGACCAATCCCAGGACGCGGCACTGTACCGTCGCGACCTGGTGTACAGCGTCGAATATGCAACCACCCAAACAGCCATTCAGGTTGCAATGCTGTTCGGGGTCGGTGCCCTGAATACTGCCACCTTCATAGGCTAGGAGTTTCAATGGATCTGCATCTGATCGTGGTGAGGCCTTTTGGAGGCCTTGCCCGGGGTGATACCGTGACCGACCCCAGGCGAATTTCGGATATCCTGAATAGCGAACACGCCTCGCACGTCGTGCGGGTCGGCACGCCGGAGGCGACCGCCGCTGCGGCGCGAATCGGCAACACGGAGGGCTGACTATGCCGATTGTCCAGCAGGGCACGATCAACACAACTGCGCTGGTTGTTCCAGATCTCTATGTTCAGATTGTCCCGCCACAGAATCTAGTTCTGAATGGAGTCCCCACAGATGTTATTGGCATCGTGGGTACGGCCTCGTGGGGACCAGTCGGACAGCCCGTCATCATCGCCACTATGGCAGATTATGCTCGCAACTTCGGCCCCATCGTTGCACGCAAGTACGATATGGGAACCCACGTCGCTACCGCTGTGCAGCAGGGGGCCCAAAACTTCCGCTGTGTGCGCGTAACGGACGGCACCGACACGGCGGCACAGACCCTGATCCAGGGAACCTCAAGCAGTAATTTCGCGATGGCCCTGACCGCCGCCTATACCGGGGCGCTCGGGAACCAACTCATCGCCAGTATCGCTTTGGGATCAAAGGCGGGTACCTGGAAACTCACCATTGCTTTACCCGGGCTGGCGCCGGAGGTCTTCGACAACGTCGGAGGAACTGGCACCCAATTCTGGCAGAACATGGTCGCAGCCGTAAATAACGGTACATCCATCCAGCGGGGGCCTTCCCAATTCTGTACCGCACAGATGGGCCTTAACTCACAGACTTCATCGGCTCCCTACGCCTTTAACTATCCGTTCTACAACGGGGCGGATGGCGCTGCCGGCATCAACGCCGCGACCCTCGTCGGGTCGGACACGCTGCCCCGTACCGGGCTTTACGCGTTGCGTGGCCAACGCTGCAGTATCGGGATGCTTGCCGACGCCGACGATCCGACGCAATGGACGGTTCAGGCAGGTTTCGGTCTGTCGGAGGGCGTCTATATGGTTCTTACCGGTCCAGCAGGCGACACGATACAGAACGCGGCGACTGTGAAGCAGTCCGCGGGTCTCGACAGCTATGCCGCCAAACTGATGTTTGGTGACTGGCTCTGGTGGTCGGACCAGGTGAACGGGACGGTGCGGCTGGTTTCTCCACAAGGCTTTGTGGCAGGCCGTCTTGCAAATCTCTCACCCGAGCAGTCAAGCCTGAACAAGCAGTTGTACGGTGTCGTTGGTAGCCAGCGATCTGGATCACCGGGATCGGGTCAGAGCACCAGCTACTCGGCCGCCGAGCTCGCGACCCTCTTGGGCGCTGGTATCGACGTGATTGCGAATCCACAACCTGCAGGCGCGTTCTGGGGTGTTAGGGGCGGCCATAACTCGAGCAGCAACGCGGCAACCAACGGCGACAACTATACGCGCCTCACGAACTATATCGCCGCAACGCTTTCGGCTGGAATGGGGCTGTATGTGGGTCAGGTAATTAACGCTGGGCTGTTCCAGCGGATCCGCGCCACCCAGCTGTCCTTCCTGCAGAACATGCTTTTGCAAGGGTTGATTGGCAGCACGGATGGCACGCTGCCATTTAGTGTCGTCTGCGACGCCTCAAACAACCCGAACAGCCGAACCAGCCTGGGCTACGTGCAGTCTGATGCTCAGGTCCAGTATCAGGCCATCAACGAAAAGTTCATCGTCAACATTGAAGGCGGGCAGACCGTGCAGGTTAGCCGCCAGACGCTCCCCAGCGGACAGCAGGCGTGAAAGAGACCTGAAGCATGGCAATCAATACCTTCTCAATCGGCCGCGACTGTCAGCTCGTCGTAATGGGGCCGGCTGGCCGGGTCGACCTAACTCACGTTACGGCCTTTGAGAGTCGCCAAGTCACGCATTCCCTTCGTGTCGACCGGCTTGATGGTACGCAGATGGCTGCCGAGCTGCCCAAAGGATGGGAGGGCAGCTTCGAAGTCGAACGGGGCAACTCGGCCGTTGATGATCTCATTGCCTCTTCGGAGAACCAGTTTTACAGCGGCTCGCCCGTGCCGATGGGTACTCTCTACCAGTATATAACTGAGACAGATGGCTCGACCAGCACCTATCAATATGACAGCGTGGTATTCAAACTAAGCAATGCCGGGCAGTGGAAGGGAGATGCGAGCGTTAAGCAAAAGCTTGAGTTCTTTGCCTCTCGCCGTAAACGGATCTGATGACTCCCTCCGCCGCGATAGTTTCGGCCGCATCTGGCATGCAGAGCGTAACTGATGCCGAAGGTCGCATTCTTGTCCTTCGACGGCTCAATGCGCTTGATAAGTTGCGGCTTTTTAAAGCCGCCGGGCCAGTCCTCGCTCAGAACCAACCCTGGCTCGGGATGGCAATGCTTGCGTGCTCGGTCGCTATGATCGACGAAGTGCCGATCCCTCCCCCCACGAACGAGCAGCACATTGAGGCACTCGTGTCGCGTTTGGGTGACTCGGGCATTGCTGCGGCCGCGGCCGCTTTGGCAACTGACACGGCACCGTCTCGCGCCGAACTGGTGGCCGCCGCGGGAAACTGAGCCGGCACCCCGACCTGGTCGACTGTCTATTCCTGGTCAGGAACGGGGTGCCATTCGACGTCGCTTTCAGCCTGCCGGCAGACGAGCGCCTGGCCTGGGTGGTCGTTTTTGGCACCCTGGATGGCGGGGAATACGACTGGCAAGCCCTGCGCTGGAAAGAGAGGCCATGATTTCGGTCCGTGGTTTACACGCTCTGGCCGACGCACTTGCGCAGCTTGATTTGGCCGCCGCCCAGCGCGAAGCCCTCGAACGTGCTGCCACACGTGTCGAAGCTGCCGTCAAGGGCTCTCTATCTCACGTCCCCGGCGATGACCACAGCACCCCCTGGATCCGCACCGGTGGGCTCCGTGACAGCATAAGCCACATCGTGGGTGAATCTGGCGGGTTGATCGGATCCAATGATCCTGTAGCAGTTTACCAGGAATTGGGTACGCGCACGATTCCACCCCGTTCCTTTCTGGCTTCCTCAGCCGCCGGGGAGTCGGATGAAGTGGCAGATTCGATCGGCGCCGCGGTTGTAGACTCGCTTCGCGGAGCCATCCGATGATCGATGCCTATACCATCGGCATCACGCTTGCCCTGAATAACGGGGTTTCGGACGGGATAGCTGCGATTCGACGGGACCTTGCCGCCCTGGACCACGCGGTGGGGCTATCGGAGGCCGGTCTCGTCCGGCTCCGTCAGACTGCAGATAATTCAGTGGCCGGCGCCGCCGCGGATGTGGCGCGGCTCATAGACATCACTCGGCGAGCTGCCTTGGCACTGCGTCTCCCACA